AACATGCAGCCGATCATCAACGCGGTCCGTGCGGACCTCGCCAAGTCTCGGGCAGGCGCAAATGGAGGCGCTGCTCGATCGGATCAGCAGCGACAGAATGCTGCCAACCAGCCCCGAACCGAGAGCGGTCAGTTCACCACTGACGCCGGTCCTCAGGCGGGTATCCAGTCCAAGACTGGCATGGTTGGCGACGAGAGCGACGACTACTCGGTCTTCCTCAACGCCATGGGCATGCCGTCGAACCTGATCCTCTAACCCACAAAGGAGAAGCAAGTGGCAGATACCAAGCCGAAGACCGAGGACAAGCCGGATGCCAAGGCGACACCCGCAACCGACGCCAAGGACGAATCGGCAACCAAAGCGGACGAAGCCGCCGAGGAAGCCGAAGCGCCCAAGGTCTCGCTGAAGCAGGCGGTCGCCCAGCTGAATGAGGCAATCGACGAGATCGCAGACGACGGCGTCGAGTGGACTCAGGTCCGCCAGGCGCTCAATGCCGCGACCGAGCGTGCCTCGTTCCTGCACAAGGTGCAGGGCCAGGGCTAACAAGCAGAGCGGGCGGGAGCCCCCAGTCCCGCCCGCTCATCACATGATTGGACTCAAGTGAAATTCCCACTGCACTACGTGCCTCGACCTTATCAGGCCGAGCTGCACCAGATGTGGCAACGCATGCGCTATGGTATTGCAGTCATGTCTCGGCAGTCGGGCAAGGACACAGGCATGTCGATGGAGACCGTGCATGCACGGCTCGCTCGACCAAAGACCACCGGTGTCTACATCGGCACCGATAACCCGTCCATCCGCAACATCTTGTGGGATAAGTCCTACAACGATCCTGTGACCGGCCAGCAGTACCAGATGCTTCAGGACAACGTCCCGAAGTCTGAAGTCAGCTGGAAAGACACGGTCATGGAAGGCCGGTTTAAGAACAAGTCCATCCTCAAGGTGATGGGCTACTTCCAGACTGGCAAAGGCCAGAACGGTGTTGGTACGTCGTTCGACGACTACTCGTTCACTGAGCTCAGCCTGTTCAACAAGGAAGACCCGATCCCGCGCCTTCAACCGATCATCGACTCCGAAAACGGTCACAAGCGCCTGATGGTTGCCGCCACTCCTCGTGGCAAGCGCAACAACAGCCTGTGGCAGCTCATGGAATCTGTCAAGAATCGATCTGATGCTCAGATCATCATCCGTGGGATTGATGATCTGAACGCAATCATGCGCAACGCAGGAGCTGCGCCCCTGTTAACTCAGGCACAGCTTGAGGTCATTGAGGAAAGTTACCGCCGTCGCTTCGGCAACATCCGTATGTTCGCCCAGGAGTATCACTGCTCCTTCGAAGAGATGGACGCCTCTGCCGTTTATGGTGAAGCGCTCATGCAGCTCAAGGCCGAGAAACGTCACTCTTCATTCAACTACTTCCGCGAGCGTCCTGTCTACGTTGCCTTTGACATCGGCTCAGCGGGCAAGCACTCCGATGCTACCGCCTGGATTGCCTTTCAGTGGGACGCATCGAGCAAGAAGCTCTACCTCATCGACTGTGGCGAAGGCCACGGCAAGGCACTGCCTGAGTATGTCGATGAACTTGCTCGTCGTCCCTGGTTCGGTCAGCTCCAACAGATCATTCTACCGTGGGATGGTGACCACCACGTTGCGGCAATCAACACGACTGCCGCTGACCTCATGCGCGAGCGTTTCCCCAACGTCTATGTGCTCGCCAAGGGTACGAACATCTGGACCGTCAAGGGCCTGCCCAACACTGATGCCGCTGACGTCATCACGATGGTGCAGAGCGTCCGGCTCCAGATGTACAACACGTTCATCAACGGTCTACAGGACGACGAGAACAACAGCACGACTCGTCCCAACTGCGACCGTGTTCTCGACTGTATGGAGAACTATAAGTACTCCTACAACGAGTCCACCGGCGAGTACAGCCCGTATCCTGTTCACAACAAGTACTCGCACATGATGGACGCACTCCGCTACGTGGTTCAGGCCACTAAGGAGATTGCGTTCTTCGGAACACTCGTCAGCAGTAACGTTGGATCACGTACCAGCAATTACGAAGAAGATTACTCGGGGTATTACTGATGCGCTTCACGAACTGGACGTACCGCAAAGCAATCAAGCGAGCGTGGAAACTCGAGTATTACTTTTATAGCTGCCATGTTCGCGCTTTCTGTGGTCCTCAGAAGTGGGACCAAATGCGTGCACTTCGTCAGCGTCTAGTCCGCCGCGCAATTAGAGAACGTGGGAGGTTCTACTTTGGCTAAGCTTGCCAAGCACGTCACTGTCCGTAAGGCTCTGCTATACGTCGACGACAACCCGGACTGGCCGGACACGCCGCGACTCGACATGCCGGTCTGGGAGCTCATCGCTCGCAACCTGTTCGACATCGCCAACAACCCTGACCGCTCCAAGGGTGCCATGAACCAGGCAATCCGAGCTCAGCGTATCATCCTGAACAGGACGACCGGCGTCCGGCGCACCGGCACCGCTCCTGCCACCAAGAATGCCGTGGGCGTCAAGCTCGTTGACCTCACCAAAGGCATCGTGACACCGGAACCGGAGGTACCCAATGACTGACGTCGTACCGTTCCAGCGCAAACTGAGGTCGGAGATTCCTGACGACCACTGCGACACCGACGACTCGCGGTTCGAGTGGCTGTGGATGCAGCGGCTCGCGACAGTCGCCAGCATCTACGCTCGCAGCAACAGCCCTCGCTCCCGGCTTGCGGCCAAGGTCGTGCTTGACGCTGTTACTTCTCTGTCTCTTCCCTCGACTGAACTGATTCTGCTACGTCTTGAAGGCGGCGCAAAACCAGATGAGGAAGTTGTGGAAGATTCGAACCTTGTGCTTTGACAGCAGCTGGTATCGGAGACTCTGCGAGTCTGAGCTGCTTCATAGCCTTGGGGACGGCTCCCTGGCACTGAGCACACTCGCAAGCGAGCGGATGCCAGTACGCTTCTTCGAGCCCGAACGTCGCAGGCATGACGCGCTCACTGAGCGGAAGCGCAACGATTGGGTTTGCCTCGTTCTGGATTCTCCAGATGCGCTGACGCTCGACTGCCTTCCAGCGCGCGTAGCCGGGGTCAGACCGCTTCACGGTCGAGCTGCCCCTCGTCCCACTCCGGCCACAGGGTCAGGCACAGCGGCTTACGTCGCTCGGTCCTGAACCCTCGCGGTACGTCGTAGGCCTTGCCGACGTGCCGACCCATGATGGTTGTCTTGCGTGGCTTGCCGAAGTACTCTGCAAGGATCGCGTTGATGTGACGCAGGTGCATGTTGGCTGAGCCGTTGGCCGCACCACCGCGCCACTCCGCCAGGTCGACACCCTCTGCTTCTTGAATCTCCTTGATCGTCACGCCAGTCACCCACTCGAAGATCATGGGTGCATTGACCTTGTGACCACGATAACGTGTGGATGGTCGGAGACTGCGAAGGAACAAGCGAACCTGTCGTTCCCACTCCACTCGTGCAGGGTTGTCCTCACCTACGTAATCGGTGAGCGTCAATGGAAGACGCCCACGCGCGGACTTGGGCAGAACCAAGCCCAACACAGCGTCAGCAGTCTTCGGAGCACCAGCAGTGCTCGCAAATCTGTCATCCCGCTTGAACTCTTGTTCGAGCATGGCCTCCAACTCGGCCCGCTCCCTATCTGTCTCAGCCATGGTTTCCTTCCGACTCATGGTGCTGTGGCCTCATTATAACATAAAAAGAAAACGGGGGCGGCACATGGCCACCCCCGTTCTGCTTCTCAGTGCGCGTACTTGATGATGTTCTCGAGGATCTGCTCGACCTCGTCGACATCCAGCCCGAGCTGTTCTCCACGCAGACGGATCTGCATCTCCCAGTCCGGGTAGTTCGACGCGAACATCTGCGTCCCGATCGCGTACAACCGCTGGTTGCGGGTACCAACCGGTGCACGCATCGCCAGCTGTGTCGCCAGCCGATCGTGCACGATGACGAGCTCGTCTTCCGACAGGCCGAGCGTACCGCCCGCCGTCAGACGTGCGTTGTGCCGGATGCGCTGAGCGTTCTCCAGCAGAGCGTACAGTGACATCGGCAGATCTGCTGCCTTCGTCCTGTTCCACTGCTGATTCGGGTAGTGGAACATAGCTCCAGTCCCACGCACGTCGATGCCTGGCAGCACGCCGTTGTGGTCCTCCATCTCAGCGAATCCTCGCTTCGAGTCGAACGCCGCTCCAGGCACCCGATAGATCAGGTGCCAGCCGTTCCCGCTCTTGCTGCGCTCTGCCAGAGTCTCCGGCAACTGCAGCATGTTCGTGAATGCCTGCCCGTTGTTCTTGCCGTCCACATCGATGCAGACGAACGGGATGCTCCGCATCACGAATGCGAAGGGCTGCTGGTACTTCTCGAAGTAGCGCACCGAGCGGTCCGGATCGAATCGTCCTGCCGCACGCTGCTCCGCCCAGTCCTTCGCTCCCCAGCCTGTCTCCGTGCCACCCTTACTGTAGACACGGATCAGGCTGAGCGTGCCGTATTCCTCGAACTCCAGAGGAATCGGCTTGTTGATGACATACTGTCTGTCATCCTCGTACCACTGCTTCTTCATCGGTTTCGTCTTCCTTCCCAGACTGTGCGATGAGCTCGATTGCCTGTAGTGTAGCAGGCTTGATCGAGGTAATCAGACGCCGGTTTGCCGGACGTCCATTCTCGCGACGAACTACTCGCTCGATCACGAAGTGCTCCTTAAGCAGATCCCAGATGTCGTTAGCCGTACGGTCTCCGTAGCCCTGTGTGTGGAGCCACGGTTGCATCGAGTCCGCGAGCGTGTCTGCTCGGTACTCGCCACTCCGGAGGTTGTCCAGTAGTGTGCTGTCCTTACGAACCACATCCTCGAGATACGCCATTACCGGGGAGGTATCGGCGATCTGCGAAATCTGCAGTCTCTCACTGAGGTTCGACGGTTTGAGCTTAACGGCAAGCTCATCCTCCGTCACCCAGTGTTCCCACAGCAGAGTCAGGAGCGCATCGATCATACGATCACTCTGCATGTAGGCGAGGAAGTTCAAGTCATCCTCGTAGGTGTTCGGGAACTGGAAGCGAACAATACGCTTCTGGATCGCCGCAGACTTATCCCTGCTCTTCGGCTCCTTGTTCAGAGCCTCGATGAACAGCGCATTGGTCTGCACTTTAAACGGCTCATTCTCGAACTTGATCTCGATGATCAGCGGCTCTCCGGCGACCACGGTCTTCTCAGGACCAGACTCCGGAATGTACTGCTGCGGACCATCGAATACCACGTTCGCGAGCTTGTTGTTCAGCGTCTTCATGATTGGACGCTGAGCCGCCATAGCCTGTCTCTGCACACCGCTGATGTTGCTATCCCCCAGCAGCTTGTAGATCATCTTGAGCAACGTACCCTTACCGTTACGCCCATCACCCAGCAGCAGTACATACTTCACTGCCGCCCACCCCGGCTGCAACGCAGTCGCTAGGTGGTGAAGCAGGGAGTGTGCCTGCTCTGGACTGTTGAGCCACGATGAGATCGTCTTGAACAGCTCCTTGACGAGCTTGTAGTCCTTATCCTCCTTCGGAATGATCTCGTGTTTGATGTAGTTGGGCATGAAGTCGCCTGCCGTAAACGGCTGTACGCCCATGTCAGTGAGCATCCCCAACCCACCGTCATGCTTGATGAGGACGGCGCTCTCAGGATTGTACTCCCGAGTAGCCATTTGCATCAGCATGTACCTGAAGTTCGAGAACTCCTGCGGCGACGAGAACAGCATGTCTACTGCTCTCGCGCGTTGAAGCAAGCCCTCGGTGTCCAGTTCCTTCCATACGGTGCGTTCCAATCTGGGGTTGTCCGCATCGGTTTCGTAGTCTACAGGAATGTAGATCAGGCCCCGATACAGTCTCATGTCGATGACTTGAGCCATCGCCACAGCCACTGCGATCTGATCTGCCTTGCTGTAGACCCTAGGCATTGATAGCTGACCTGCTTCCCAGTGCCAGACGACGAATCATCTGGATCTTCATCTCGACTCGGAAGCGCTCCAGAGCAGTCAGGTCTTCGTAGACTAGCTGCTTCAGATACTTCTCGATCTCTGCTTCTAGCATGGCGCCCTCTTTCAGTGCAGTACTGTATCCTCAATTATCTCATGCTTGGCACTAAAAGGTAGCACGGATCACAAGCCTGGGGCTTGTGTCCTGAGCTCCTCGGGGCAGGATCCTCCCGATGAGCTGACGACGCAGTGCGTCATCGCCGACGATGTCATCCA